CCTGTGGTGACGGGGAAGTTTCGGGGTCGTTTGTCTCGACCGTGCCCACATCGGCGTAATACCCGCCTTCACCGGCCATGACATCGGCAACACCGGAGCCACGTTCACCCGCGGAGATGGAGAAGAAGGTCGCGCCGGTGAGAAAGTGTGGCAATTCCAATTGGCGGGCGATGCTGGCAGTCTCGTCGGCAACGGCCCCGAGAATTGCCACCGTCATAGGCCCAATCGTGTCGGCAACACCGTGGAAATGGTTTGCCAGGGCGTTGAATCCCTGTAGCTCAATACGCATCAGCCCACCTTGTCGCGGGTCACGTCCGTAAGGGTGAGACGGCGGGCGGCAAGTTCGGACTCGTACATCACGTCGGTCACTTCCAGACGGCGGTCGGCGAATTCGGGGTCGTCGCATTCCTCGACGATGAGGTAGTTATCGACTTCGATCCCCTCATCATCTTCGGTTCCGGCATCATAGGGGACGATGCAGCGGTACACCCTCATGCGGCGCGATTCGGCCCCGATGGTTTCTTGACGGTCACGACGGAACACCATTGGCCCAATGATGGCCGGACCGTTGTAGACAAGCGTGTCGGTGGCCGAGTATTGCAAAGTGGTTTCGTCGAAAGTGCGTTCGGTGGCGGGACGGTAGATGGAGACGACGGTGCGTGCCAAATCGTCGCCATCCGCGTCAATGCCCATGAGCAAGTTGAGGTCTTTACGCAGACCAGTAACCTCATCGGCGGTCAGAATGTCGCTCATGCCACTTCCATCTCTACGGCGTCGCCATCATGCCACACCCATACCCGCAAACCGTCGATCCCATAGATAAGAAGCGGGACATAAGTGAGATGTGATGCTTGTTCGGCCATTGCCTTTTTATCGGCCGAGGAGGGTACGGCGGGGGTTCGGGGATGAGAATGGTAGAAGCACATAGGCGAATCCGAATCGTTGAGCGCTGCGGCCACCTGATCCGCCGATGCCACAACCCGCTTGTTTGACCGGGCTTGATTGATGAGCCGTTTGATGGTGCCGTTGGCGAATACGATACCCACGGCCTCGCGCGGGTACTCGTCAGCAGCATGGGTCGCGATGAGGGGTTCGGCGATGGCGAGCACGTCTGTCAACGTTCTCATGGCCCCCCTAGAACTCCGCGACCGTTTCCTCTTGCTGGTAGGTGGAGAGAACATCGTAGGAGGCGTCTTGGCCGCGGTAGTCGCCGTCGGGAAGGAGCGTTTGGAGATGCTTGATACGCCGTTCGATGTAGGCGACACGTTGGGAACGGGTGACAAGAGAACCGGCTGTGGCCGCGTCGAACGAACGGTCGGTGAGGTCGGCAAGGCGGCGGGTCCACACGACGATGGCAGTCTGTACGACCGACGACCCGCCCCGATTGGCGTCGGTGTAGATATCGTTGAGGTCATCATCGGCGAAGTCTGTGGCGGTGCCGATACGGTCACGTATTTGGGCGAGAATGGATGCGGTTAGGGCCATCAGTCCTCCGGTGCAGGAACGTTGTGTGCTTCGGATACCTGGATGAGCGACATGCCGAAAACGATGGCATCGTCAGCAGTGAGGGTCATCACAAATCCTTCTCCGGTGGTAGTGATGAGGTTGATCTGCACCGCGTCGGTCACACCCGATTCGTCAATGGCCTTGACCGGCCAAACGGCTACATCAATGCTGCGAAGTTGGTTCATTTCGACTCGGGTTCGGGTACGGGTGTCCAGTCGACCGTAGTGTCCTGCGGTGGATGCGTCTCCCAATCGGGATCGTAGACACCGAGCACGATCAGCATTTCTTTCATCTCGGGGATGGTTGACTCGCGCAGAACCTCCGGGTCGATTTCAGAGACATCGAACGCGTATTTGGCCCAGGCCCGTGAATTGTCGTCACCGGGCTTTGGGGGGCGTAGCTGACGTGGCGTGAGATGCGGGTCACGGGAGACGGTCGGCCCCATGTAATACTCGCAGGGGGCGAGAGGAAGGCCCTGACGAAACTTCTCGGACAGATGCACTGCCCGTTCGGGGAATCCGGTTTGGCGGAACCAGCGTAGTTTGGCCTGCACTTCGGCCACCACCTTCTCACCATACACCGCGATCACGTCGGTCGGCGGTGGCGGTGGGGGCATGTACTTGCGTATGTAGTGGCGAACAGCCAAACGGTTCTCCTCTGTTGGTGGCAAGCATAGGGGAAATGGGGAGGACGTGGGGCGATTACAGAGAGGGCGATGGCACCGAGGAGGAGAGTCGCCCTGTGCCACCGCCCTCTCAATTGGTCGAGAGCGTTATACCTGTTGTATTACGTCTCGAAAGTCGGACTCGTGTACGCCCCTTCGGTGATCTGCATGACCGCAGCCGCCCCACGCTGGCCGATGCCAGCCCCGAGGTAGCAGTCATACACCGAATCGACCAGCGGATACCGTGAGAACGAGCCTTCGACGAGGCGCAAGCCTCTTACCGACGGGTTCTCGTGGCTACGCAAGCCAACCGGGTTCCGCTGTCCGAACAGCCCACCGACCGCCTGCGCAAGCAGGTAACCGGACGGAATAAGGTTGTTCTGGACGATCACGAACTGACCGATGTAGCCCTGCGCCGGGTAACCAGGGATGGTCGACCCACGCGTCGGACCCACAACCGGGCCGTCTGTGATGACCGGGCGGTCGGCCGTCTCCGCGGGAACGAAGTTGGTCAACGCCCGAATCTCGGGCAGATCGTCACGATGGGCATGGATCACCAGCGTCTCGCCGTTGTCTCCGAAACCGTGGTGGATGAGAGTCTCCTCCAAAGTGTCGAAGTCGGCGTTGGCGATGGATGCCCCTGCGGAGGCGAAGTAATGCGTATGCGTGCCGTCAAACGTCCACCGCTTCCAGCGGGGCGGAATCTCGCCATCAGCGTTGTAGAGACGCTTGACGGAGATGCCTGCCTCGTCGGTGGCGTTGGCCGTAGTGAACAGGGCTTCGAGGGTGACTTCCTGCTTGAGAAGCGAGTAGGCCATCTCGATTTCGCCCTGAACCTGACGAACCTGCAACGCAGTCGCCGAGTCCAAAAACTCCTGGGTGAATCCAGTGCCCAAGTCGAAATGCTTGAGCGGATACCCACGAGCAATCAACGTTGTCCGAATGTTCGTCGGGCGACCAAACTCTGTCGCCGACTGCATACCGGGGTTAGACGGGACCGCCACCTTCTCCTGGGCACGAGTCACCGGGTAGGTGAGCAGGCCAGTCAGCGCGTCAGAAACGCGGTTGAAGGCTGCCACCTGCACCTGGAAGTCGTTCCAGATTTCGTTGAGTGGCTGTCCGTCAACTGTGGTGGTCCGCAGCCCAGGGATGGTCGCAATGACATCGGAACGCTGATGGATACCACCGGGGGAGGCACCCTCATCGCCGTCTGCTCCTACGAACCCTCTATGGACCACCGACGCGCCGTGGTTGAGAATGTCTTCGATGGACGGGATCAGGATTCGCTTGATGTTGCGCATTATGATCCCCCTGCCGCGACGGGCTTGCCATTGACGTTGATGACCATGCGGTCACCCGAATCCATGACATAGCCGATGAAGATGGCACCCTCGACGGGCGCATCTACTTCGACATCACCGCTGGCAGCGGCATACACCTTGTCACCTGCGGACAGCGCCGGAGAGGCACCTGTGCCGACTTCGGCCAATTCCGCGAAAGTGAACACTGTGTACTTGCGTCCACCGATCAGCTTCTTGTAGGAAGCTGCTGTGGTGTCTGTGCGTCCCTCGGTGGTCAGTACCACGCCATCGCAGTCGGTGGCCGACGCGAGACCGAAAGTGCCGGAGGCGTCGATCTTGACGTTCACAAGATCGCCGTCACCCCACTTCCCAGCAGTTGCGTCTACACCGGCAGCGGCGACAGCACGGAACTTCCCGCCATCGGGACCTTTATCCAAGTGTGCCATTACTACCTCTTGGTCTGGGCTTACGGAACGAGGACCATTCCCCGGCCCTGATAAGCCTTTATTTGCTCAGCAACCATGGCGTCGGTCGACTTGGGTTTCGGTGCGCCACCTTTGGCCCCACCATCACCTTTGCCTGCCATAGTTGCTTTGCCTTTCAACAGATACGACTTCGACTTGGCAAGAGCCTTCAACGCGAAGATCACGTCCTCACGATCCGGTTTGCCCGTCTTGTCGTCAACGTCGATGTCGGAAACGTCCAACAGAGCGAAAGCGTCTTCGGGATCAGCGAAAGACAACTTGGCGGCTTCCATCGCCACCGCATGTTCCATCGCCTGTGCACGCAGTTGGGCGGTAAGCGCCTTATCTGCCACACCCTTAGATTCTTTCGCCTTGTCTTTCCCGTCTGAAGCGGCTTTGAGTTCGGCGAGTTCTTCGCGTGCCCTCTTGGCCTCATTCTTCAAGCGGGTGACATAAGCCTTCGGATACGTTCGCTCCTTGGGCTTTTCATCCTCATCGTCGTTTTCGTCTGCGTCAGACCCGTCTTGGCCAGTGTCCGCAGTGTCGGCACCGTCGTCGGCACCTTCGTCAACGTCTTCATCTGATTCGTCTTCGGATTCGTCCTCAGCAAAAATCAGTTCCATTAGGAAGGCGTTCAAGAAGTTGTCGTGTGCCATTTCGTTTCTCCTCATAGGGCTACGGTGCGCAGCGTAGACGAAATGGACACAAATGGGAACGATTATCAACAACTGAGATCAGTTGGGCACGATCATGCTCAATTGAGCACAGTTACGCGCGGGCCAGTTTGCCTGGGCCGGTAGGAGACGAAGACTTGGGAGAAGGCGAGGGGGGTGGCATCATCGCCTGCCTCGCCTGCATTTCGGCCTGGGCCTGTGCGTCCTTTTGCGCCTGCTCCTTCTCCGCCTCCCGTTCCTCTTCCACCATCTCGATCTCCTCGGCGGACAAACCGAGATGGCGATGGATGTAGGACATGGGGTAACCGAGGTCGCGGTATTTGGTGGCCTCGTCGAGCAGGGCCATGCGGTATTCGGCACGGGGGTCCTGCCAGATGACTTCGCCAATGGGAAGATCATCGGGCGTGTCGCTCAAAGTGTCGGAGATGAGTCGAACCGCTTGGTACATCCTGTTACCCGAAATGCGTTCCCGCTTCAACACCTTGTCGACGAGCGGTTTGGCATCAACTTTGAGCGATTCGCCGGACGCGGCATCGCCACGTCCGCCCCGGTCGGTGTTGAAGAAATACGACACTGGGGTTTGGGTCGTAAATGCCATGTGTTGTAGGTACATCTCCACGATCTTGATGTAAGTCGAAGGGTCGGAGGCGTCGAAGGTGCCGAACGTGGGGATGGTGACCGACCCATCCGGGTTGAATGTGGGGCGCAACTCCCACACAATCCCCGGCCCCGTCTTGAATCCACCCGTGGGTGGGGATTGGCCGGTGACGACGACACGCTGTTTCACCGCGGAGAACTCGGCTGCGACCATTTGGGCCATGAGAATGTAGTTGAGCGCGTCCTGTTGAGGGATTACACCCTTGAGCTCGGATGTCCAACCGGCGTTGGGGAATTCGATGACCGGGACACGGCCGAACGGGTTGGGTAGCGGCCACGGCTCGCCGACCACTTCCCGTCTTTGATACACGCGGAAGGTTGATGTGCCCGGTGCACGGTCGGTGAGGGTGTCTAGGCGGCGTGACTGTTGGCCCGGTTCTTTCGGCTCGACCTCGGTGTACTTGTACACCGAGTCGGGCGTGTAGAAGGTGACATAGGTGGCATCGTCGGCGGTGATCCAACGCTTCGTCGCCCACGCTACCTTGCCGCGCACATCGTCGTCGTAGCGCACCCGGACCAGTTGCGCGGGCTGCCAGTCGAGGGTCACGCCACCCGCACCGTCGGGCCAGACGATCAACGCCGAGCGACCCTCGATGGACATGCCGCCAAAAAGGTCGGCCTGCTGTTCATCCATGTCGTTTGTAAGAAACTGTTCCCAAATCAATGAGGCGAGTTTCCGGGTGGAGTCGTCCTGCTCGTTCTCGCGCCCGACCCGTATCCCCTTGAGCAGCATCTTGTCGGTAACGGCGTTGGCGACTACCTGGGTAAAGTTGTCGCGAAACCCGTCGAACTGGGTGCCGAACATCTCGCGGAACTTGGCGGTGGAATAGACAAGAGACTGTTCGCCCTCGTAGTAGGAGCGATACCTGTTGAGATCGGGCAGTTCGTCGCCGAGAAGGGAGAGCTCTTTGGAGATGATTGCTTCGCGGATTGCGTCGTCATCAAGTTCGGGCATGTCGGTACTCTAGGGCGATAAGACATGGGTGCGATAGAACCTCGGGCAACGGCGGCACACGAACACTGCTTCGAGGGTCGCAGTGTCGTAATGGTCGAGTAGCCACAAATGGCCGAAGTAGATGCAGCCGAACCGTGCCAGTGACCGCATCAATACTGCCTCGCTTGGCCCACGTCGAACATGATACGCGAACGGCGACACGCTTCGGTCGCGCCGGACAACGCATCAACTTGGTCGTCGTGTGCGCCGATGGGGAACTGGGAGATTTCGTCGAAGAACGGTTCACGGAACATCTCGTCGAGGATGAACATGCGACCCTCGCGTGCGATCTGTGAGGGGAGAATCGCACGGGTCTCTTTGTCGCCGGTAACGTAAAGCGGGTAGACCATGTGGCCGGGAAGGACCGTTTGCTGGTAGGTGCCGATGAGCAGTTTGCCCGCCCCACCCCGTTCCTGCTCGAACCATTGGGGAATGCCCACGCCGTCCTTGCGGGCCGTTTCGGCGATTGTTTGCTGCGTGCCGCCAGGGTCGCGACGAACACGAATGATGTCGAGGATGTAGAAGTCGGGCAGATCAGTGTTGACTGTGCCGCGTTTGGTCATGCCCAGCTTCATTCCCACCGTCCAGTCAGGGTCGGGGTCCGAGTCGGTGGGCGCAGACGCGGCCGTGTCCCAATAGCGGATCACCGTGGCGAATTCGGCTGACGGAGGCAGTTTGTCGCGGGTGATGACACGAAAGTCGGCCGGATCGAAACGGCCACCGGCCGCGGCAATGGACCAGTCGCCGTAACGCAACTGGCGGCGTGTAAGTTCGGACAACTCGGACAATGAACGTTCGTATTGGGTCGCGTCGAGATGCGGATTGTCGTCAAGAGTGGATGGAAGGAACTTGCGTTGAGGCATGTCGGGACCAGGACCACGCGGCAAGTCAAAACGTTTTTTTACCCACTCATGGCCCGGACCTCCAGGGTTGGTTTGGGCGCGCATGCGCAACGGCACGTCCGACCCCTCAAGTCGCCGCAGGCGTGAAAACAAATAACGATATTGATGTTCTGAAAATTGCGAAAGTTCATCAAAATCAACGAACTGAAACTCTGCCGACTGGTAGCGAAGATGGTCGTTCTCTTTCTCCATGTAGCCGAACGCGATGCGAGCACCAGACGGAAATACCCATGTGTGTTCTGCCCCATCCCACATGGCATCAGTGGGATTCCACCATTGATGTGAACGGTCCATCAACGCACCAGGAAGAGCAAGGTCGCGGTAGGTGCGTCGGAGAATCAGCCCTGAGTAGTGGGGAATGTCGACATATTGCGATGCCATGAGCAACGCGCCCTCAGACTTACCCCCGCCTGCCGCCCCACCATAGAGAACTTCAAGGGTGTTGTTCAGCAGCATCAACGCCGTCTGTTTCGGCGTCGGAGAAACCATCGTCCACCGTGTCGTCCGCGGCTTCACCAGGCGGGCCAAGTTGGCGAGTTCCCCCTCCGTCATCAAGGCCACCCGCTGACTCAAGGGCAGCAACGATGGTGATGAGGGAGTCCCGGTCGAGATGGTGGATGTGCTCATGTTCGACAGTTCCCTCTACGCGGCGTATCTCGTTCGGCAGGCCGCGCGCCACGCGCTCTGCCCCCATCATCGGGGGCATGACACGTGCTGCCTTGAATGCTAGGTCTAGTAGACGTCGGGCTGATGTGTTTGACAGTGAGGTGATGAACTCGGGATCGTCGTCCATGCGCTGTTGAAGGGCGACGAAAGGGGCGGCGAGGACGGAAAGCCCCTGCGCCATTGAGGAGGCGTGCCGGTCGGCCATGTCCCGTGTCGCCTGGTCGAGTTGCGCCCGGTACACACGGTCGAGGTGGGCGTCGAAGGCACGGGCACGGTCCTTCCAAGCGAACTTGGACGACGGGCGGGTGATTGCTGTGGAGGTGACACCAAACTGGCGGGCCACCGCGGCGAGAGTGCGGTTGGGGCCGAGATCAAGATACGCTTGGAACATATCCATGTTGTGGCGGGACTCGTCGGGGAGCTGTGCCCACGGCTCGATGTAATCCGAGACAATTTCGATTTCCGACGCCGAGACATGTTCGATCTCTGCACGGGGGATAGGCTTGCGCTCCAATGACGGGAGGGCGTCGAGCGCGGTTGTGGCATTGTCGAGAAGGGTGTCAAGATCGTCGGGGTAGTCGGTCGTGCCCCAACGGTCGGCCAGGTAGTCGGGAAAAGTCATAGCAAATCGGCGCGCATCTGGCCGGAGCAAACGGGTGGGGATTCGGGGACAGAAGGTTGGTGCGAACGCAACAGGAGTCGGGCCGCGGTGCGGAGGTAACTGTCGTCAGATCGTGTCAATTGTATGAGATAGGCGTCGATGATGGATTGATCATCGACGGTGTGGCTGTCGTAGACCTTGCTCACTTCTTTCCTCCCGGCCAATCCCCCTGATTGGGCACCCGTTCGATGAGCCATTCAACATTGATTGACGGTGCCATTCCTCTCGGCTCAACTCCCATTTCCAGAATAGCCGATCCGACATATGACGCGATTCCCTTCGACGCCATCCATGTCGACTGTGCCTGGAACGACGGGACCATGAGAGCGAACACGTTGCGATAATCCAATTGCAGCACCTTGTGGAAATTGCCCATTATGACAACATGAGGCTTGGCTTCCGGCGACAATTCCTCAATCCACCGTTCGACACGGTAGGAACGAGTGCGCGTGGAACCAAGATGGGGGTGGCACAACTGGACGAGCAGTTGACCGAACTTGACATAGCCAACCGACCCCATCGCGTTTCCGTCCGTTTCCGGTGACAGATAGTTGAACCACTTCGAACGCTCGCACAGGCGAGCCACAATATCGGTGCCACCCTCCCTAAACAATGAGAAGTCATGGTTGCCATTGATGAGATACCACGGTACCCCAAGACGGTCAGCTTCGGGGATAAGCACTTCAGAGCCATAGTCCAATTGGGCATCAGAACCGTGAAGGAACGTCTCATATACGAATCCGGCGTGCATCGACACCGCCCCGTCGAAGACATCTCCTGGCATCAGAATGGCGTCAACCTTGCGCTTCTTCATGTAGCGAAGATGTTCGCGCAGAAGAGTCGGCTGTTGGAACTTGGAACCAAAGTGAGTGTCAGAAACGATGCCAAATCGAACACGCTTGCCACGGATACGTTCCAAATCGAACTCGGCAGGTTTGCTCGGCGGAACAGGTTTGTGGGCCAGAAAACCGCGGGCCTGCAATGCACTGATAAGTTCGGTGTCTTTGGCATCGGATAGTCGGGGGTCTTTTAGCTTGGCCGCTACTGCTTTGATGTCAGAAATGTCCACTAGCGCCCCCTTAGGTAGTTGCTCAAAGCACTAGTCGAAGTCACTACCCCATGAACGACATCGAGCCATTCGACCAGCACAGAGAGCGATATCCGTTCGACACGGGCCTGATGTAACTTGGCAATGATCTCATCAGCCTTCTTCGTAGCTGCCAATTGTGCTGGCAGCGGGGGTAGTAGTTTCTTGAACCCACGTTCGGCAGCAAACTCGTCAATGTCAACAATGTCAACAATGTCAATGTCAGCAATGGCTTCGGTCATTGCTCCCTCCTCATTTGGCGTGCTGCTCATAGTAACGGTTGCGGAGACGCGAAAACCGGGTTTGGGCTGTGACCGGGTAGGTCAACGGCGGGGAGAGGAAACGGGGCTGGATGAGGAACGCTTGGGCGGCGGCGAGGGCATTGGGATGGTCGTGGCTCGTGGGCATGGCCCCCGAATCCAGCGTCTCCTCCATCCACGGGAAACGGTTCCATAGGTCGGGTTGCGGAATCTTGTCTACCAAGATCACACGGCGTATTGCCGATTCCAGCAATGCCGGGAATGAGGGTTCAGATAGGCCGAACAGTCCGCCAGGTGCGCGCAGGACGTGGACCGCGTGGACACGAGCCAGGGCCAAATCCAACGCCTCTGGGTAATGTCCGGTTATCAGCCCCCACATGCTTGCGACTATGGCGCGTTTCGATTCGACATACCGTGAATGCTGCATCTCTCCTCCTAGCCGATACGTTTGCCGCAGATACAAGTCCCGCCGATGATGAGTGGATGTCCGAGACGGCGACATTCGACGATGAGCCGGTCCTCGGCCGCGATCTGGTCGGGATGCTCGCCACCGAAACAGTCGTCACATTCGCCGTAGGATTCGACCGCTTCCCAGGTGGCGGCATCGGGACGGCCGGACCCCAGCAGGCTTCGGACGCGTTCGGCGAAGCCGAGGCGGGTGAGCTCCTCGCGCATCGGACGCACCATTTCGGGATCGTACATCGGAACGTTCAGATTGCGCATAGGCTCCTCCGTTACTTCTTGAGAAACGCACTGAGCGCGGCGCGGAAGTCCGGCGTGCCGCGGTTGACCGCATTTACGTCGGC